AAGGGACTTAATCCCTTAGCCGTAGCCGTAGCCGTAGCCGTAGCCGTCGCCGTAGCCGGAGCCGTCGCCGTAGCCGTAGCCGTAGCCGGAGCTTACAGCCAGAAATGCTTTGATCTTCTCAGCCCGCGCACTCATCGCTTCCACTCCTTCACGTTACTGATAGACGTCGCGGCCTGCTCGGTGCAGGGGATCACCTGGATCACGCCGGTCACGTCCATCTCCGGCACCACCACGGTAAACTTGCAGTCGCCGGGGGTCTTGGTGCCGTCCATGGCCAGCTGCTCGATGGCGCACGCGCCGTTCCAGTACCAAAGCTTCCGCACGTTGGTCATGGTGGCCTCCGTGCCTCTGCGTTCCTTGATGGCGCCGAAAAACACGCCTGCGCGGTCGCACCGCACGATGTACATCTGCTCTTTCTTCTCGTTCATGGTCTTTTTCCTCCGTATTTTTTAATTTCACCGGGTTCCCGGCGGTTTACTGTTTCCATCGGCACCCGTCACACGCGCCCTCGTGTGCGTGTTTATACTTCCCGCAGTATTGGCATAGCTCGTTCCGCATCGCATGAATGTCGCTTGGTGTATAGCCAGTGTCCTCGTAGGCGGCGAGGCGTAGGAGCATTTTGCACATGATAGGGTTATCTGGAACCAAGGTCACGCCTACAAGTTCCCCTGGGAACACAGTGCCGCTGCCAATTTTCTTCGTCAGCCGTTCCATCACCGCTCCCTATTCCGCAGAGCATCTACCAATTTTCTGTTTTGTAGGCCGTAGTGGTAATCATCACGACGACCGTCGTCGTAGATGTTCTCCACATACAACTCATTATTTTCCCAATTAGCTACCTTGGCGATGGGAAAATGGACTGCTCTACCACATCCGTTGTTCTCACCGATTGTGGCAAACACGATCTGTTTCGCCTCCTTGGGAAGATCATGTACCAGAGCAAAGCGCAAAAAGCGCCATTCACTCCAGGTGAGATTTTTCTCTTTGTACGCTGCGCAGAATGCGGCGGCCACTTCCTTTGCAGGGTGCTTTCCTACCATCACCTGCAGCAATCCTTCCATCTTCTGATTCATTGCAGTTTCTCCTTTCATCTTCTCGATCTGCGCATCCCGCCGCAGTACGGTATCCCGCAGGGCGGCGTTTGCCTGCAACAGCTCCTCGATGTGCCGCTGCTGGTTCTCAATCAGGTCAGCAGCGGCATCCAACACTCGTTCTTGGCAACTCTGCTTATCGTTGTAGATTGTGCAACCATGACACTCTCCCTCGGCACAGCACCGCAGCGCGGTCACGATCTCTTTTTGTGTCATGTATTCTCCCTCCGCATATACTCTTCAAAACTGCACGACTTAAACGCAGCCCGCATATTCACCCATCTGGCGAGGTGTTTCTGCTTGGCAGTCGGCTCCCCGCCGTCATAGTCGCGGTATGGCTGTGCGAATGGCTGTACGCCCATGTCCCGAAGGGCAAGTATGCGCTTGTGGCTTTCCTCCACATCCTGCACCAGCACATAGCACCAAAACCGCCACGGCTGCACGCCAGCCTCTCTCAGATACGCCGTGGCCTGCTCAATCACCGGCAGCATGGCGGAGGTGTCGCAGCTCATACGTACAAATCGGATCCATTTCAGCCCCGCCAGCAGATTTGCCGCCTGCGGCGTAATGAGCCGCGCATCCAAGCCCTGATTGAAGTCCACCCGCACATTCTCGCGCCCCATGCGTTCGATCTGCTCTAAGCCGTGGTCGTGCGCCAAAACGTTGTTGTCCATGAAGATGATGTCCCGACTGTCAGGGCGCTTTACTTCTTCCCATGTTGCCGCCGGTCGGACAAGCCCTTCTTTCTTCGGCACGATACACCAAGGGCAGTTGCGGATGCAGCCGCGTGTCAGAAATCCAATGGCCGGTTTCCACGCCGGATACAGCAAGTAGTCTGGTCGCATTCGCTCCACTTCGTCCGGCAGAGCGCAGTAATCCTTGTACCCTGTGCCACCTGTAATGACCTCGTCGGCGTTGATACAGGTGTCCACATCAGGGGAGAACGTAAAAACCTTACTCATGTACACTCGGTCATAGTGCTTAAAGCCGTCCCACATCTCCACGCTATCACCGTTGGCTTTGTGGTAGGCAGACAGCCGCATCAGCGCGAGGTTGGGAAAGTTATGTCCGTCCACGTCAATCAATCCAATGTTCATCTCAGCACCTCACACCGCCACGCAGTCCATCAGTTGCGCCATTGTGGTGATGGTCACGCCGCACCACTCCGGCAGGTTGGCACGCACCAGCGCGGATGCCACCGGCGGACACACCGCAATGGCAATACGGCTGTCGTCTACTCTCTACTCTGCCGCAACGTGAGCATCGGTAGTATCGTTCCGGCATGATGTGGTCACCGTCTAAGAATGAGATCCACCTCCCATGCACCACTGGGGCAACATCAGCGGCGGGTGCTTTCCAGATAGGGCAACTTTGCCTATCGCAATACTCATTACTGCATCGGCAATGCTTTTCGCAGTATTCTGCCCTGTCGATGTATTCAGCCATTGTCGTTCTCCTCCCCGTTGAACCACTTCCGCAGTTCGTGAGCGCACGAAACACACAGCTCGTAGTCATTGTCGTTTATGTCGTTCTTAACTCGCCGCATACCGGCATAGGTGACGGAGTTAAACGGGTTGATCTCCGCTCCGCAGCGGTCACACACTCTCTTTGTTGCCATTGTCAGCCCTCCATGTTTTCCACATAGTACCAGCTCTGCGGTGCGCGCTTGATTGTCACCGGCTCCGAGCCAAATTTCGTTTCACGCATACAAGTAAACTCGTCCAACCTCTTCGGCTTATCGTAGATATTCAGGTCGGAGATATGCCAACCGTAAATATAGTGTTTTCCCTCTTCGGAATATTTGAAATAGATATCTTCGCGGCGAACACAGGATTGCTGTTCGGCAATGTCTGCATTTGCCATCTCACATCGTTGTAGGATGTAGTCGCACACAAACTCGCCGATAACCTTGCCGTTGCATCTGCCGACCGTATTGGTCCGGACGGTATCCCTGTCCAGATTTCCACCCTTTACAAAGATATACGGATGACCACTTGTGCAGTAGATATAGCACTTAAACGGTACCTCCAGTTTCGGCACGGACTTACGCAATTCCATAGTTTTTCTGCCAATGATGATTTTCGCGCACCACTTCGGGCGGACGCTCAGCATGACAGCCTTGCTCATTTCTTCATCGCCTCCAATGCTTTCTCCGCCTCCTCGCGGATCAGGAATACGGTCTTGCCGATTTCCCCGGCACTTACACCTGACAGAGATTGCCAAACAAACCCTTCTACAATGTCCCACTCGATAAACAAGCCGAACAATTCCACGCGGATAGCTTTAACTTTATACACACTGATCGTTTTTCGACCCGTTACTTCGTAAAGCCTGTCACCCACATTGCACGGCAGTACCAGCACGCGCCCGTCCTTGTCGGCCTCGGCCAGCTCCCGCAAGCGGCCATAACCTCCACCGATGCTGTTCAGCGCAGCCATCATTGCGCGCCACTCGCCCGACATACTGATGACTTCTGCCGGTGTCAGCTCCGTGTCCTCGTAGGCCGCGAGGCGCATCATAATGACATCCATGTCGCTTACGATGGGTATTGCGTGCGCGTGTCCTGCAATGCTTTCATATTCCGTCAGTCGTTCCATCACTCTACCTCCCCAATCTCGTCCTCGCCAAACTCCACGCCGTCATTGATGCGCTCCAAAACGCCTTCCACAAAGTCCTCATCGGCACAGGCGTTTAAGTACCTGATAACATCATTGGCTAACTGCATGACGGTTTTCTTGCTGTCCATCACATATCCCTCCATTTGCACCCGTCACAGGCACCCTCGTGTGCTTGTTTGTACTTCCCGCAGTATTGACATAGCTCGTTTTTCATGGCGTGCAGTTCGCTTTGCTCCTCCTCCACCGCCACGGCCTTGGCAAACTGCGCCAGTCCCTCGCTCATCTTCTCGATCTGCGCATCCCGCCGAATGATGGTGTCACGCAATCCAGCGTTGGCCTGCATCAGTGCCTCGATGTGCCGCTGCTGGTTCTCGATCAGGTCAGCGGCGGCGGAAAGGTTATCGTCCAGCATAATAATAGACGATCCCCACTCGTTACCAACCGCCTGCTCAGCGTGCTCACGCAGCGCGGTCACGATCTCATCCCTCTTCATGTCATTCCTCCTCTGGAAAATGTTTCTTTGTCACCGCGATGGGGAACGGTTCGATCTCGCTTGCCCACCGCGCCGTACCTTTCCCGTGTATGCGCTCCCAGATCAGCGGGAAGCCCGCGATGCCGTCGAATAAACTTCCCAGCGTTGCGTCCTCCGGCAGATACCGCGCCATACGCCGCAGCATCCAGTCCCAGAAGGGCAGGGCGATGGAGTTGCCCAATGCCTTGTACCGTGGGCTGTCCGCACTTCCTTTCACTTTTATTTCGCGCCCGCGTTTATCTGTTTTAACCCAATCCCCAATATCCGTCCATCCGTCCGGGAACCCTTGCAGCCGTTCGCATTCCATCGGCGTCAGGCGGCGCACCACCATGTGCGTGATGGCAAGGTCTGTGCTGTCCTTAAAGTCCCGTTGCTTGCAACTGCTTGCAACCTCGGCGGCGCGGTAATCTCCAAACCCATTCATCTGGTATGTCAGCGGCACTTGATTTCCGCCCGTGCCCATCCTCGCCTGCAAACTGGGTGCCTGCTCCCCACACTCACGGATGACGTCACAAGCGTGTGTCATGTCCAGCGCCACCACTGCGGGCTTATTCCCGCCGCACTCCGCGTTCAGCGTGGGGGATGTTTCTTCCTCGTATCCGATGCTGTGCGCCTTTTCGCTGTTGCCCAGCTTAAACCCGGCGCACAATACGCTGTCCCGTGCCATGCCGCCGTTCTCGTTGGCATTCAAACTGTGCCATGCGCCATCCTGATCGTACACTCTTGCGCTCTGCGCGTCCCAAGGATTCATACACGCAACCTCCGCGCACACAGCAGGACGGTCTATTGTGTTCAGCGTGTAGCTCTCGTCCGCTTTCCAACCTTTACCGTTATATCCGGCGGTATCGGCGCGGTCAATGCCGTTTCCTTGCAGACAGAAAATCGTCTGGTCGTTGCCGGTTCCAAGCGTTCCGCTTTTCTCCGTCTGCACTAACGCGCCTTTTCCTCCTCCGTCACAGCCCCCCCTGATGCGGACTGCATAAGAAGCACCTGCTTCAGCCGCTCCGGCAGGTCTTTCCCCCGCCGCTCCGCTCTCCGTAATATCCCCAGACACGCTTTCGCTGTCAAATTGTATTTGGGCAGCGGATTCACCTCCAAAATCTGCGACAACCGAGATTCTTCGGCGACGCTGTGGGGTCCCCAGACGGATAACATTTCCTGTACGGCTGTCTCGGATGGTTTTTCCCCAGTCTTTAGCGTCGTGAGTTCGCCAAGCGATAGACCACCCATCACCGTCAATGGCTCCTGCCTTTGTCCATTTCCACTTTTTCGGCAGTCCAGATAAAGAAAATCCCGGTTCTGCGATACGCGCAATTTCTTCCAGCACGGCGTGGAAGTCTTTTCCTCTGTTGCTGCTGAATGCTCCGACAACGTTCTCCCAAACGAGAAACCGAGGTCGGACCATGTTACCTGTCCGTCCATTCCGTTTGTCCTCCGCTCTCATTTCTTTTACGATGCGTACCTGCTCCATAAACAGACCGCTTCGCGCTCCCGCCAAACCGGCGCGTTTCCCGGCGATGGAAAGATCCTGACACGGGCTGCCGCCCGTCACCACCCACACCGGTTTAATCTCCGCGCCGTTGATATTGGTAATATCTCCCAAGTGCTTTATGGCGCGTCACCTCCTAATCTCCAAACACCACGCCGCACTCGTCCTTCAGCACGTCCTTGATGTGCTTCCGCTTGATGCGGCCTTCGTTTATCTCCTGCGTGATTTTCTCCAGGCATTCGTACAGATACGCAATACTGTGGGTGTCGCGGCTGTCCGGCGTCTCCTCCTGGACGTGCCAGCCGCACTTGTCGATGAGCGCCATCGCCACCATGTCCATGCACTCCTGCGTACCTCTGCGCTTTCCGTCCATAAAAATCCGGTCGTCCCGGCTCAAATGCTGCTTGCCCATGTCAATACCTCACCCCTATGTAGTCCAGCACCCGCGCATAACCAAGGCCGTCCTTCGTGGGCTTCCACAGCCCGTCCGTATCAAACGCACCACCGCCGATGCAGAACGCATAGTGCTTCGGGTGCGTCAGTTTCATGCGCTCAAAACGATTCTCGCCCTTTTCGAGGTGCGCCCCGAACGCGCAGAACATACAGCCCGTCCTCTGGCATCCTGTGCAGTGCAGCTTGCAGTCGATCAGCGTCGCGCCGTAGTCGTTCTCGCCGTCGCTGGCCACGATGTCGCCGTACACGCTGGCGTAGGGGAGTTGGTGGTCTACTATAAACCGCAGCACATCCTGTTCCGTCCAAAAGCTCATGGGCTTGCCCATCGGTCGCTTGCCCTCGAAGGCGTTGCACCCGGTATTCAGCCAATACGCCATGCGTAATCTGCTTTCCTCCGCCATCGTCGCTGTTGTAGCCTGCTGCCCGGTTTTGTGTGCGTAGGTTTTCAGCGGTGACTTTTTCATAATGGAACAGCACGTCGAGGAGATTACAAACGGTGCGTACAACAGATATTCCCATTTCTCGCAGTTGTAGACAGACGGCTGACCGTCTTTTCGCACGGCTTCCCCTCGCAGCCGCTTCATTCTCAAGCCGTTTGGGTTCCTGCGGGCTTCGCTGACATATTCCGCAACCTCTTTGCTCACGATGCTGTACCCGTACTTCGTCACCACCTGCCGGATGTTCATCTTCGGACGCAGGCGGTGGAGGTTTACGGTCACGCGGGGAAATTCCCTCCGCATCCACGCGGCGTACTCATTCACGAACTTCTGAATTTCAGGGTATTCCAGCCCTGTGTTCACGAACACCAGATTCAGCTCCCACGGCGGCGTCCTGAAACTCGCCAAATACCGCGCCGCCAGATACGCCAGCACCGTGCTGTCCTTTCCGCCGGAGAAACTGACATAGCACTGTCCGCCCCATGCGGTGTACCACTCGTCCAGTTTCTCGTAGGTGGTCAGCTCCTTTGCCGTCAAATCAAGCGCCATCAGTTTTCGTGCCGCCTCTTTTGTCAGCGGCTGATTTGTCGGCATCATCACTCGCCCTCCTCCAGACGCACCACCTCATAGCATCCGTAGCTGCCGCCGTGCCGGAACGCCTTACAAATCGCCGCACGGACATTCTGATACTTCCGCCCGGACAGCTGCGCCAACTCCGCCGTGGTCGTACCCCACCAGCGGGGCAGGCGGTACTTATCACGGGTGACGATCATGTATACCGTGGTCATGCTCACACCTCCCGGATGGCGAATCCGTACCGGTTGCGAAACAGCTTCGCTTTCATGGCATACTCCCGCGTCCGCATCCCCTTCACGTCCTCCACCACCGGAAGCCAGTACCGCTGGCCGTAGCTGTCAGGAGCCGTTCTGCGCTCGTATACGAAGTCGGCAACGTAGTCGATACTTTTCACGCGGTCGCCCTCAAACGTCGTGTACGCCTCTTGCAAGCAGTATCTTACCTGCAATTTCAGGCCCCGTATCTCCCCAGCCTTTTGCAGCAGCATCAGCGCGTCGTAGCGCTCCGCCTCCTTCTTGCTGTCGAAGGTCAGTTTTCCGCGCCGCGTCTTTTGCGCCTTGTACTTGCTTGGCTTGCGCATCTTCTCCATGACCTGCTTCTGCGCCGCAGGCCCCAGCCGCATCAGATCCTCACTGTTCATCCAACAACCCTCTTTTCTCCAGTCCGCGCCTGCTCATGGTGTAGCGCTTGACCGTCGTCATTTTCTGCTCTTTTCCGCAGCGCTGGCACACGCCCTGCGCCCAGCCGTGGAACGCTGGCTCGATGATGTAATCCGCCGCCATCTCCTGCAAACAGGCCACGCACAGCCGCGCTCTGGCCACGCGCCAGATGCCTTTATCCATCCAGCGCCTCCTTGGCCTCCTGCCACGTCATCCCGTGTTCTCGTGCATAGCGGGAGATACGGCCCGGTTTGCGCTCCTTGTGGACGTAGTCCCGCATCCATGCGAAACGCTCCATCGTGTCCTGCGCTTGTTCTTCCTGCGCCTGCTCCTCCTGCGGCTCAATGCCCATCGTGATATCGGCCACATCGGGAAAAAATTTATTGCGTCTGGCATAGGCGACGGCGGCGGCTCTTACGTCCGCGTAGCTGTAAGGCTCTAAGGCGATCTCCCACGCCAGCTTCATTTTTGTCGTGACCTGCTTGTTCGGCCAGAACTGGGAAAACAGGGTAAAAAGCTTCTCAACCTCGCATTTGTCCATTTCTTCCTCCTCCGGTAGTACATACTCCCGCCGCCGTAATATATAACATTCGTTCTCTTACTCTCCCTCTCTCTCTTACTCTCTCTCTTTCTCCCCCTCTTTCTCCTTGCGCCTTTGTTTTGCGTTTGTTCCACTTTTGTTATCAGTTTGATTCTGATTTGTTCTGGCGGTTGGCGGCTTTATTTCTGCCGCTGTCCAGTGTGGGGCGAATCAAATTAAATGCGACACTGGCGGCGGGGGAGAGACTGCTGGACGGTTCTGTTTCGTTCAGCGCATAGTCGCAGATCGCCAGAAGGATCTCCGCCTGCTGCTTTCTGGGAAGAGGCTGGATCGCATCCCAGTAGGAGCTGTAAAACGTGAATTGTTTGCGCTTCACACCGCCTCACTCCTTCTTCATCGCCCCGATGACGTAAACGCCGCGCTCCTTGTCCAGCGCCACCTGCACGGTGTAGTCTGTCAGCGCCTGCGTCACCAGCTCCTCAGGGATCTCCAGATGGTAGCCCCACAGTGTGTCGCAGTCCTCACGCTTCTCGCCAAACTGTACGGCACAGGCGGCGTAGTGCGCATCCATGCCGCGCCTGAACGCCTCGATCACGCTCTCCGCGTCCTCGATGTGCTGCCGCTGGCGCTGTACGATGTTTTCCAGGTGCCGATTCTGCCGCCGCAGACCCTTGATCTCATCCTGCATCTTTCCCATTCTTTTCTTCCTTTCTCTCGTACTCGTCCGTCAGGTGCCGTGCGATGGTGCAATGCTCCCACGCACCGGCACAGAATTGATTCATGAAGCGGGATGCCGCGCCGCCCGTCTCGAAGCTGACGCGGCTTCCGCCCTCACAGCAGACCCGCCGTTTCTCGCTGCTGGTAAAGTAGGGGCAGGTGTACCGCTTGTGCCAGTAATCCATGCCGCTTACCCCTCCCATCAGAACGGCAGGTCGCCGTCGTCCTCGATCTCGGTAAAGCCGGTGGGTCGCGCCGCGCCGCTGTCCGCGTCCTTTTTGGCATCGCCAAAGTAGATGTTGTCCGCCAGCACCTCGGCGTTCCGACGCTTGTTCCCGTCCTTGTCCGTCCAGTCCCGCAGCTGCAAGCGCCCTTCCACCACAGCCATACGGCCCTTGGAGAAATACTTGGATACGAACTCGGCGGTGTTGCGCCACGCCACCACGTCAATAAAATCCGTGTCCTTGGTGCCGTCCGCGTTCTTAAAGTCCCGGTCTACCGCCAGCGTGAAGCTGGTGACGGCGGTGCCGTTCTGCGTCCTGCGCAGTTCCGGATCGCGGGTCAGGCGGCCCATAATGAAAATCTTGTTCAGCATTTCAAATCTCCTTATCCAATTCTTTTTGTTCCGCAAACTTGTACATCATATGTGCTGCATACGAAATAGCCTGCATTAGATCCACTTCCCGCGTTCCTTTAACCTTGGAATACGCCTTGCATATCTCCGTCCCTTGGAAATACATACGCAATACAATTTTTTCTGGAGAGACATCCAACCCCAGCGTATACAGCCCAGCCCCACTGTTAGCTTTTGTAGGTTGAACGTCTTCCTTTTTCTGAAATGCGCCATTCTCCACTCCAAGCTCTCGGACTAACAGGTCGTATGTGTAGTCAGCCATATCGCCTGTGCAAGAGCACAAGAAGTTTGAGTTGCGACCGATGCGCCTACACACATCAGATTGCGTCATACCGTGCTCCCGAATATGCTTTTTTATAGCCGGGATATCCACCTTGATTCGTTTCATTTCTTTTCACCCATTCCTCTCATAAATAACTTTTGCCGAACTCGCGGCGGAAGTCCTCCTCCGTCCAGCCCTGCTCCTGCATAGCCTTCAGCTGGCCGTAGCGCCGCAGCCTACGCATCTGGTCGCCGCTCCGGTGTACGGCACTCTTGCCGTTCCGGTGGCACCTGTTGCCGCAGAGCCACACTACCAGGCCGTACTTTTCGCTTTTCTTGCGGTTCGTCCCGCCAAAAATGTGGTGGCATTCCAACGGGTCGTTTGTGTCACGCCGTCCGCACAGGAAGCACCGTATCATACGCTCACCTCTCCCCACCGGCTCACAAGGGCATCCAGCTCTCGCGGCGTCATAGTCTCGATGCCGACATCCCGGCAATCCTGCACGATGGCGTCTATCAGCCGCGCCATCTGCTCCGTGTCGTATACGGAGCTGCCGTACCAGACGGTCACGTTCACGCAGCCCTTGATTTTGCTGGGGCCGGTATCGGTCATCCAGCCGATACCGTTCCGTTCCCAGCTCCGGCAGAACGCCTCCGCCGCCTTTTCCCGCAGGCACAGCACCTCACTGACGCCGCCGATGCTCTGTATCTCCTGCCGGTATACCTTCTCTCTCGCAACGCCGTAGTGCGCCGCCAGCTTGTCCAGCAGCACCCACGCATACCCGTTGGCATCGAGGCTCCGCCCCTTGCCCTTGATGGTGGCGGTATACTCCTTGCCCGGCTTCAGCGCATCACAGACCTCCATCGCCGCCTCCGGTGACTTCACCCGCAGGCAGAGCCACGCGCCCTCGCTGTCCTGCGACCAACGCGCCGCGTTAACCGTTACCTGCCGCATGGTTGTTCTCCGCTCTCATGCAGCCCCAGCAGAGCCGCTTGCCGTACTTCTTTACCGCGTTCTCTACGATCTCGTTGGTGGGATACACACGATCCCCGCACTTTACCGGCTTGATGGGAAGTCCGCAGCACTCACACAGCACCGGCGCCTCCTGCTTGCTCTCCGGCTTGTCATACTTGCTCCTATCCGCCTCCCAGTACACGTCCGCGCCAAAGCCAAGCGCCTTACAAGCCACAGAGATAGCGTCCGTCAGCGCCATCTTAAAGCACTCGTCGGAGGTATAAGGCCCGTTCTTCTCCTTAGCGACAAACGCACTGCCGCCCGTGCCGGGGATCGCGTCAGACCACACGCCGTCGGCCTTTACAAACAGGTCAATGTCCAGAAATGCGGCTACTTCGCCGTTCGCGCCCTGCTCAAGCCGCTTGTCAGTGATGACGTATTTCCATCCGAAGCCGCAGGGGCCGAACTTCTCTGTCAGCGCCTTAATACGCCACATGGGGTTGATGTCGGTCTTGCCTTTCAAGCGGCCCGCCTCGATGCGCCTTTTTGCGCTGTCCGGCACACTGCGGACTTCGTTGTAGATCGTCAGATTATCCATCACTTCACCCCCATGTTCGTCCGCTCACACAACTCCGCACCGGTCACGGCCATGCCGGACTTGAGCAGCGGCGCAATGTCCGTCTTGCTCACCGTCGGCTGGGCATACGTCACATTGCCGTCGTAGCCGTTGTCCATGCACCACTGCACCAGCGCCTCCATGTTGGTGATCTCTACCGCCGTGCTCTTGCGATATGTCACGGCACACTTGGCCGTCTGGAACGGCGCACCGTCCAGCGCCCGGTCAACGTAACCCAGCAGCTTGTCCCGCTTGGCTTCCAGCGCCCTGCGCCGCTCCGCCAGCTCCTTTTCCTCCTCCCGGATGGCATTGGCCTCCGCCGCCAGATTCTTCGTCCAGCACACGATGCCCTCGATCTTGGCGTCCCTCGCCATCTGGAGTTCCTCAAAGGCGTCAAAGTCAAGGACTTCGCCGGTCTCGTGGTCGATCAGGTTCTCCAGCGCCTGGTCGATGTGATACAGGCTCAAACTCATTTTCTTTCCTCCCATGCGTCCACCGCCGTGATGCAGTTGTCGCACCCGACGATCTCGCCGTTCTCGTTTTTGTAGTAGGTGTCCGTCTCCTCCCCGCACACGGGGCAGACGGGCACGTCGTAGCCCTTCGGCTCCACCGGGCCGTCCCGGTATTCCATCACGCTCCGCATGACATCCACCACAAGGCGGTCAGCAGAGCCGCCCACAGGACAAGCGCCGCAATGCCCAGCGCACGTTCCAGCCGCTTCCGCCTGCATCGCGCGGAGTATTCCCGCGCCCGGCGGTTCCGTTCTCTCTTGCTCATCGTCCCAGCGCCTCCACGCCCTTGACGATAGTCCAGCTCAGCCACGCCGCGCCGATAAACGCCAGCGCCCATGCAAACGTACTCATTCCTCCACCGTCCTTTCCGCGATCCATGCGTCCAGCTGCTTCTTGAAGATCTGGAACACAGGGCTTCGCTCCATCTCGATCACGATCCCGAAGGGATACACCCCCTGCTTGATGCCCTGCCGCAGCGTATCCGGCGATATGCTCAACCCGCGATCTCGCAGGTACTGTGCCGCGTCCTGCGGCGTCAGCGTCGCGATCCTGCTCATTTCTTTCTCCTCTCGATGATGGCATCCAGCGCACTTTCCATGCGCTTCTGGATGTCCTTCGGCTTCTTCACGCCGTTCAGGATCTGGCACACATACGCCTTTCCGATCCCCAGCTCCGCGCCCAGCTCGGCGTAGGTAATGCGGTTGTTGTGCATCCTCCCGATCAGGCGTCCCGTCCATGCTTCCGGCATTTCTTATCTCCTTTCAAATTTATAGTTGCAAAAGTTTACTTTTCGTGATACCATAAAGTTGCCACACATCATGCATCACGAGGTGCTTATGACCAGATACGATCTGCTTTCCGTCCTTCTGGACAACGGCGGCGAAATGGAACAGTCCCAGCTGTTGAACAAATTCCCGGACGCCCAAGTTACCGCCGAGGGCTTTTTCCAAATGCTTCTGGATGACCGCTGCATCAAATGCGGCAAAGAACCGCGGTCAACTGTCTCCATCACATTCAAAGGCAAAGCCCTTTACTCACAGCTTGATCAGGAAAAGAAAGACCACGACGAGGAACGCGCCTACATTCGAGCCGTAAATCACAGCTCTCGCAATATCGCAATAATAGCCGCGTGCGCTGGTGTGATCGCCGCAGTCTTGTCCTTTATCCAAATTCTTCTGCTTCTCCTGTGATAACCGCCGTAAATGGCTCACCAGCACCCAAATGTTCCCGATCAATACAGCGGTGCAGTACTGAAAGGCCAATACTGCTCCTACGCCCATCCTCTCACCACCTCTCTTTGATTACGCTAACAAATTCAACCCATAGCCGTATAATAACGCTAACGTTGTTGACAGTCAAGCCAAAAACGCTAACAAATTAAACTTCGGTTGGTTGCACAAAATTTTTGAGGTAATTTGTATGTTTTTTCAAAACTACCTGCGCCTGTGTAACAGCAAAAACATAAAGCCAACTGCCGCAGCCCTTGAAATGGGAATTGCAAAAGCAACTGTTTCTCGCTGGAAATCAGGCTGCAAACCAAATTCTGCGACTTTGCAAAAAATAGCCGACTATTTTGGTGTTCCGGTCGAAACCCTGACCGCTGGGCAAAAAAAAGCCCCCGGCCGCATGGCCGAGGACTTGAGCGCCGAGGAGCTTGAAATTGTCTCTATTCTTCGCAAGATGTCTCCTGAGCAGCTTGCGCGGGAGCTGGCGTATCTGCGTCAAGCTGCCGCAGATGGGCAAGATAAGTAACTTTCCGCTCTGGTGTGAGCTTGCGGTATAGGTCGATCACCGCGTTGATCTCCTGTTCCGCAATCTGTGTTTTCCCCATTTTCTTTCCCCCTCTTTCGTCAAATTGTATAGTTTTTTGCTCCATGTTTGGCTATATATCCAAATTTAATTTCTTAACTTGTTTACATCCCGTGCAGTTTGTATAATGTTGTCTGGAGGTGGTGAGCAAATGGATTCTCAGGATAACGTAAGAGTCCAATTAAAGGGAATGCCAACATTCCCGCCTGTTGAAAACCGCGCGACCAGTCCACCTCCAGTTGCACCAAAAAAGAAAAAATCGCATTGGCAAGCTGTCTTGTGTGCATTGATAATCCTTGCCGCTTATTTCAGTGGGGACTACTTCGGGCATGATCGAGGGTACGACCAAGGCTATAAGCAAGGAAAAACAGATACGTATGACACTGCATACGCCAAAGGGAAAGATGCCGGATATACTACAGGTTATGACGACGGCTACGACAACGGGTATTCAGACGGGGAAAAATACGGTCGCGCAGCCGAAATTTCGAAGAACTTAAGGAACAGAATTAAAACGAATAGTTCTCCGCAAGTTACATATGACTACACGGTTTATATTACTGCCACCGGGTCGAAATACCACAGGTGGGGGTGCCAATACTTAAAAGAGAGCTGTTACTACCTGTTGCGTTCAGACGCAATCTCCAGAGGCTATACGCCCTGCTCTGTATGTAACCCATAAACAAAGCGCCCCCGCCGCCTCCGCAACGGCGACGGGGGCTTACAGCAGACACACCAACCATCACGCGCACCTGCTGCGGTTTCACCGTAACAAAACCGCATTAGGCAGGTCAACGCCGGAACAAGGCAGACCGCCCCGCCGCGCCAAACCGAAACGGGGCAGGCCGCGCCCAGTTTAGGAAGGAATGAATACAAATGGAAGAATCTTTACAGGAAATTTGCAGAGAAGCCAAATACCGAGAAAAGATGACGGCGCAGGACATATCCGACAATTCCGACGTTCCGCTGTCCAGCGTCAACAACTTTTTTTCATCGTCGTCCAAAATGCCGTCTATCTACACCGCTGGCCCCATCTGCCGCGTCCTCGGTGTGTCGATAGACGCTTTTTTTCATATTCAGCCAACGCCCGATCCGTCCATAGAAGCACAGCTTGCCCACGAACAGGAGATGAACCAGCTCCGCGTCAGAGCCATACGTCACAAGAATTATCTGATCCTCGGCCTGATGATCCTGCTTGCCATCGCCCTTGCATACGGCATCACAATTGACCTGCAAAATCCCAACATTGGTTTGTTTTAGAAATAAAACATCCGTTCTATTTGTTTGCTACCATTGTATATGACAAGTTTCTTGTTTTCAATCAGCAAGATTTACAAGATTCTTGTTTCTTCTTTGTGAGGTGTCCCTATGTCTACTTGTATAAAATGCGGCGTCCAACTGGTGCCGGATGCCGTTTATTGCCATATCTGCGGGAAAAAGCAGGTCACGGCCTCCCGTAAGGCGCTGAAACGCCCCAACGGGTCAGGCACGGTGTATAAGCTGGGCGGGCGACGGTCGCGGCCTTGGGTCGCCGCAAAAGACGGCGTGTATATTGGGTACTACGAGCGGAAGACGGACGCGCTTGCCGCGCTGGATCGGCTGGCAGGCCGTCCGCTGGAGGAAAAATTCAATATGACCTTTTCCGAGGTGTTCACCGAATGGAAAGCCGAACACTATCGGGAGATAGGGGAGAAAGGCGTGGAATCCTATGACAGAGCCTACGCTGTATGTGCGCCGCTGCACAACAAGAAATTCCGTGACCTGCGCACAAAGGACTTTCAAGCCATCATCGACAGCAACATGGCAAAGTCCAACTCCACGCTGTCCAAATACAAGCAGCTCATGACCCAGATGGCCCGCTGGGCCGTCCGTGAGGAGATCGCCACAACTGACTTTGCCAAATACGTCAAGCTGCCCCAGCAGGTAAAAAAAGAAAAAGCCATCTTTACAGATGACGAAATCGCGCTATTGGAAAAAGACGGCTCCGACGCCGCCAAAATCGCCCTTATGATGATTTACACCGGTATGCGCATCGGTGAATTGTTTTCCCTTCCGCTGAAAGACTACCATGAATCGTATGTGATCGGCGGCGAAAAGACAAAGGCCGGCAGAGACCGCGTCATTCCCATCCGACCGGAGGGCAGGAAGTATTTTGCATACTTCGCCTCCCGCGCCACCGGCGACCTGCTTCTGTCCGGCTACGACGGGCAGCGCCTCCCCGCCAATTACCGCAAGCGTGACTTCTATCCGTTGCTGGAAAAGCTCGGTATCCCAAAGCACACGCCTCACGCCACGCGCCACACTTTCGCAACATGGGCGAGAAATGCAGGCATCCAGCAGGAGATTTTGCAGAAGATCATCGGTCACGCAAGCTTCTCCACAACGGCGGATATTTACATCCATGCAGACGCGGAAAAGCTCATCTCCGCCGTTGAATCTGCAAGTAATTTGTAAGTAACCGAAAAGACCTAAAACAGCTTAACACGGATTCTGGTTATTGTTTTCCGTGAAACATTATCAAAACACCGCGAAAACCACGCAGAAACGTTGTAAAATTCCGTTGTCCATATTTCACACGCAGGAGGTCACTGGTTCGAGTCCAGCAGTCTCCACCACAAAAATCCCTGTAACCACAATGGTTACAGGGATTTTCTTATTTCCTCCAAAACACGCTTGTAAGTAACGTGTAAGCAACGTTACCCGTTCTCAACAACGTGCATTGCCTGCCGCAGCGCTTCCTTTACGTTGGGATCGTCGGTGTCCTGCATCATGCGCTCGATCAGATCCTTTGCCTTGCCCTCATCGCGGCTGTACCGGCCCATAGAATCCCTCTTGCGCCGATACGAGCTGCCTCTGTTGTAGGCGGTGCGCCCGGAAGACCAGTCGCGGGAATAGCCATCATCGCGGGAATACCCATCGTCGCGGCTGTAGTCACCGCTTTCAAACATGGCGATTTTGTCGATGTTCTTGATGGACGATGCCAGCTTGTGGATGGCGTCCAGTTCAGCAGCGCTCAGCTCCCGCTGGCCGGAAAACTCAGACAGCTCCTCACACAGCATCTCCCGGATGCCGAAAAGCTCTTTCATGTTCATGTTGCTCCTCCTTTCAGCAGACGCGCTCCACGATCATGTTGCTATTGGCAAAGCTGATCGCCTGAGCGCTGATGTTTTCCATCGCCACCGTTACGCAGCAGCCCTTCGGCACGTCCACGTTGGCAGCGACGAAGATATTAAAATAGTTCTCTACGGCGGCGGGCGTTACCGTTGCCACGGCGCTGGTCAGCGGCTCTCCGTTGATAGCCAGCGCAGCGGAGATCGCGCCCACCGTGCCACCGGTGGGGATGGCAATGTTTCCGCCGAAGGACACGCGGAACCGTGCCTTACACTGGTTTGTCAGGCCGCGCAGGAACACCTGCCCGCTGCCCTCGCGGTGTACGATGCAGGACTTGCCCGCAACGGCAGTTTCCGTCAGCGGCACATTCTGTCCGGCAGGAACAGAAACGATGTTGGTATTTACGTATTCAGCCAAAATACTCACTCCTTTCAAAAATGCAGGCGGCGGAGCTATTGCCCCGCCGCCTTTCAATATCAGCCCGGAGCTGAACAATTTCCGTTTTGGAAATAGATTTCTATGCAGTTGTCAGCAGCCGGAGCAGCCGGTGTAGCTGCCAGCCCACGGGTTGCAAGATGCATACGCCGGGATGGGCGTAGGCCGCAGCTGGGAGATCAGGTAGTTGTTCTGCGCAGCCTGAGACGCGGCAAGACGCAGCTCCTGATTTGCGCTCTCCAGATCGCGCATCTTGGAGTTGGTCAGGAAGTCCAGGATGGCGCGGCTGTTGGCGTTCTGATTCTCCACGATGTCGCGGGTGGCGTTCTGCACGGTGTTCCGCGTGTCACACGCCTGCGTCGCCATGTCGTAGCGCACCTGCGCGATGGCGGCTCTGTTCTCGCAGCAGCAGTTTGCCGCCTGCATCTGCATGGCGCTGAGCTGCTGCATCAGTGCGGCCTGCTGGTTGGCACGGGACAGTTCTGCATTGCCGAATCCGGTCAACAGCGTGTTGTTCACGGCATAGAAGCCGTCGCACAGCCCGCCGTTGATGATATCCATCTTGCGCTCGATGTTGGAGAAGTCGGAGGCCAGCACATAGCCGTCCACCACACCGCCGGAATTGCCAGCGTTGTTGCCCCAGCCGTTGCCGCCCCAGCCGCAGAACGCGAACAGGAACAGGATGATGAGGAACCACGCGCCGTCCCCGCCAAAGCCAAAGCCATTACCGCTGCCATTGGCAGGGGTAACAGGCATGGTCATGGTGGGCATACCCTCGGAAATAGACATAGTATCACTCCTTTGTAGTTGTAATTTATCTGAATCGCGGCCACGATCAAGAAACAAGTTACGTTTTGTCTTACGTTTTGTCTTATGTTTTGCTTATTCCATCAGACTTTGAAATTGCTTCGCCATCTGCTGGAGCTGGTTCAACTGCTGCTGCGTGAGTTTGCCGCTTTGCAGCAGCTTCTCCACCTCCGTTTTTGGGTCGCCCTGGAAATTCGCCTTGAACTGCTTGAACTGCTGCACCATCTGCATAAAGCCGTTGCCGCCGCCCATTGCACCAAAAAACGGATTATTCATCGCTCTTTTCCTCCTTGCGCTTCTTGCCCTTCATTTCGCTCACAAGCGCCGCCAGCGCGTCAAACTCCTTGCGGGTCACATATTCCGCAGCGGGCGCTTTCTGCGCATCAGGAGCGCTTGCAAGCCGCTCCACAAGGTCGTAGACCTTCAGCGTCGGCTTTCCGCTGGCGTCGGCCTGCTTTAGGTACACCGTGGGCGCCGTACTGTCCCAAAGAGCCACCGCCGCATTGGGTGCCACCATCCAGCTCCGAGCCTCCTGCTCGCCGGACACCCATTGAACGCCGCTCTGCGGTATAGGGTTCTGCATCTGCGGTATCTGCTGGGGCATCATCTGCTGCTGCCTGAGCTGACCGAGGTTGTCCGGCATCGGAGGCATATAGGGGTTTCCGTAATAGGGATAGTTCATTCCTCATCCGTCCTTTCCCAAAAATACAAAGGTGTTTCGGCACCGGAATCCCACGTGTCATGCCAATCTCCGTCTATCACGCACACCACGTGGGACGCCAGCGCCAGAAGATATGTACCACGTGGGTGTTCCCTTGCGAAGTCGCCCACGGAATAGCTGTCCGGGTAATCCTCCGGGATAATATGCCGCCTAAATCCCAGTTTTTTCAGGTACGCGCCCCATACATTGTTGGCACTGGGCATATCCGCCAAAGCCAGCCCCTGCATACACAGCTGCACATACGTCTCATGCCATCCCTGCCCCGTGGCCTTGCAGATAGCCCTTACCGGGCAATCCCCCACGTTTTTCCCCGCTGGGTTGGGGTTGTAGCGCACGAACATCACGACCACCTCTCTTTGATGTAAGCATACAAAAAAACAGACCCCCGAAAGGGTCTGTTTTGTGTATGGGAAGTGTCTTATGCTGCGCCGGAGAACAGAAGCCTGAACGTCTCCCGTCCCTTCGGCGTGATAAGCGTCTGTACGCCGCTCCACTTGGTCTTTTCGTTCAGGCACTCCTTGACCTCGAAAAGCCCATCGTTTTTCGCCTCGTAGGGGAGTATCTTCCCCTTCTTGTCTCGGTATACGTATTTCTTTTCGATCAGGAAATTGACAAACGCCCGGGGCGGCACGCCCAGCTGCTTTGCCGTCTCCCGGAATCCAGTCAACAGGTTCCGGTCTACCAAAGCGTCAAAGTAGTCTGCTTTCGGAGCCATGATCTGGTTCTCCACTGTCAGCGTAGAAATACGCGCGTCCCGGTCTGCAATGGTCTTTTGCGCCATCAGCAGCGCCGCCGCCATCAGCTCCTCCGGCGTCATGTCATTCTGCCCGTTCACGTAGCCCCCGTGCTTGCGGATAGCAGGCAGAACATCCTTTGTCACCCAGTCGGTAAACTTCTCCGCCGTGGGCAGCTTGGAACTGAACACAAGGCGGTACAGGTCGCTTTCGGGGATAAATGCCGTGTCTTGCTCTCGCCCTATCGAATCGGTGAGGCGGCGTTTCACCGCCCCACGGCAATGGGTAGATATCGCGTCTTTGGGGCTTTTATACCCCAGCGCTTTTGCAACATCATTCCCGCAGAAAAGAACGCTGCCGTCCTCGTCCACCATGCGGATATTGCCGAACTCCGGGTTGTTGAAGATGATCATCTCGTTCATGCCTGCGCCTCCTTTACCAGATCCACCTCCAGCGCGATTTCAAAGCATCCGTCCTTGTTCCTGCAGGATATCAGATTCCGCACCTTGCAGCCGCCAAACGCGGCCATCATCACAAAATCGTATTCCTTTTCGCCGTCCCGCATCACGGGGTAGCAGAAACCGTCAGCCGACAGGTTGACCTCACGGGGATTTCGAAGAACACTACAAAGTTCCTTAACAGTCATGGTGAAAATCCTTTCTTTTTTCAGTTGATTTTCACCGCAGCGCCGGTTATAATAGATTTAACCATCCGCTGCGGCGGCTTGGTGCCTGAGCGTATGGGACTGCCTGCAAGCTGTAACCCATGCGCTCACTCTTTGTCCAACTCAGCTTTGACAAGCCGAACGCCTTTGTTAATTACGTCTGTCCTGCTTATTTGAAGTCTTTCCGCACACTCACGCAAAAGTGCGGCTTCATTTGGCGCAAGACGTATTTCAATGCGTTCGGTCTTTTTATTGCTCGTTGGCCGACCTGTTCTGGGGGACATGTTATCACCTCTCTTTTGCCCGTACAATTATGATAACTTACGTCCGGGCAAAAGTCAACCCCCATTTTTAAATTTCATTCCGTCCGCTATTTTCCCGTATGCCCGTCTGCGGTACTTCTTCACCGTCTCCGGGGAGACGTGGAGGGAAAAGGCCGTTTCCACGCAGCTTTTCCCCCGCACGTCGCACTCCCGGAGACACAGCGTCTCGTGGGGTGGAAGGTCAAAAGATTGGATCCATGCGATAGCCCTCTTGGGTGCCATGCCCTGCAGCATGGCGCGGATTTCCCTGTGCTCCTGCTTCATCCTGCTTACGCAGGCCTGCGGATCGCCTTTCGGCGGGATGGTGCCATAGGATGGTTGCGCCTATCGCCCGTTACTCCTTTCGTTTATTGGTTCCGCATTTTGCGAAGTTCCTGCTGTACCAGCGCCTTGTTGTAGTGAATGATCTTTTTCCCCACGCCCATTGCGGAGAAGAGATATTGCCGCTGATCGCTTGTCAATCCGTTAATGGAATAGATTTGCTCCATGACCAACAGCCCCTTGCTGTTTGCAATGGTCTCGCCGTTCTTGTCTTTCAGGGATTCCACGTCGCTTGTTTTCGCCCTTGCGATGACGTAATCGGTGGCGCTTATGCCCTTCTTTTCTCCGGCAAGCGCCTTTGTCACCCACGATTCCGGCTCGTATTTGCTGACATTTGATTTTGCGATCTGGTCTGTAAGCGTATAGAGATCCTTTACGCACTGCACCTTTTCCTCATTTGTCAGCTTTTTGTACTCGGAATCCATTGTCAAGGCTGTAAGACGCTTATACGCACCCTGCCCCTTTTGCTGGGCATACTTCACGTAATCGTCAGCACCGAGAGTGACCGCCTCTCCATTGACAGTAAGGTTCTTGCTGGCTCTACTGGGGAATACAGATTCGCCGGTGGCATTGTACAACCGCATAAGCTCCTTTTCCATCGGGCTTTCGTCGATTTTGGATGTATAGGCGGGATTCAGGAAGTTGTTGAACGCGCGTTCTCCCGGCTTCCCCGTCAGCTCTGTTCTGCCCCATGCGTCGATGTACGGTATCTGGTTGTAATCCCAGCCGGGGATCCTCGCGCTGGCTTTTCCCACCGCATACTGCATATCAGGCGTGAGATATTTGTTGTTCTTATTGGTGTACGTTGTGTAGCGCTTGCCCTCTCCGGTGCGCTCTGCCTGTCCCAGCAGTGTAGGGAAC